ACCATCACGGGCTTTCGTCGGTGGTGGCTGTCCGAGTGCCGGCAGCACGGGAAGCCCGACTACATCGTGGTCGACCACCTGCACCGCTGGTCCTACACCGACATGGACGCGCGCACGGGTGAGAACCAGAAGATCGCGGAGGTCACCGCATTCCTCAAGGACCTCGCCATCACCCAGGAATGCCTCGTTGTCCTGCTGAGCCAGATGAACCGGGAGTTCGACAAGCGCGGCGCTGACTCTCGCCCCATCCTTTCCGACCTCTACGGCTCGAAGGCCATCGAGCAGGACGCGGACGCGGTGCTGTTCCTGCACCGTCCCCAGATGGCCGACCAGCGCCTGCAAGGCGCGGAGATGGCGCAGGCCATCGTGGCGAAGAACCGAGAGGGCCCGCTGGGCACCTACGAGATCCAGTTCTTGCGCGACCACTTCACGTTCCTCGGGGACAAGCGGGTGATGCTGTGAACCTGCACCCCAACTACGCGGCCATCTGGCCCGGGTCGCTGACGCTGCTCGATGCGATGCTGGACGGGATGAGCCCTGGCGATGCGCTGGAGCATGTCCCGGCCTCGGAGCTCCCCAGGACGGACGAGGAGCTGCGTATCTGGGACCAGATCAGCACTGGAGAGATCCCCACACCACCGGCGCCCGCTGAGTTGCCGCTGTTCATGCGTGAGGCTGAGGCGCGAGCCCCACGCATCCTCCAGGACCCCACCGAGTTCGAGCGGGAGTTGGCGCGTCAGGTCTACACCTACCAGGACATTGCGGACATGCTGGTTCAGGCGCGTCAGGAGGCCGCCACCTACCCCGAGGCGGTCGAGACACGGGAGAACCGGGCAGGCGCGCTCAGGAAGGCGCTGGCGGGGCGTCAGTGGGATGCTGGCAGGACCTACCGCGCCCCGGTGTTTCGCCCGATGGAGGAGCCGCCCAAGGTCCAGGTCTCCCGCGAGCAGTGGGAAGCGATCGACGCCATGGACGCGGACCTCCTCGCGCAGACGATGGGCCTGGCTCGGGTGAGGGGCGGGATCGAGTGCCCGCTGCACCGTGGAGAGCACGAGGCCAAGGTCTACCGCTCGAGGCGGGGGGCGATGCACTGGCAGTGTTTCCGGTCGGACCAGGGCGGGGGATCGCTCGAGCTCTACGCTGCGCTGACCCATGGGGGCGTGCCCACCGAGAGGGAGCAGCGGCGAGCGGTAGCGGCTGAGATGGTCGCGAGGGGGCTGGTATGAAGGCGGTGTTCTGCTTCAACGAGGACGACGCTGCGAGGCGTGGTGTGCTGAGGAAGCGGATCAGGGAGGTGTTGGCATGAACTCGAACCACCTCTACAAGCGCCAAGGGCACACGCTGGTGTGTGAGTGTGGACACTTTCCCGGCGAGCCACGAAGCGAATGCACGAGGCCGGGAGCCCGCGCGGCGGTCATCGCTCGACTGCGAAGCCGTCCTGTCATCACCGACCGTCCCGCTGCCGTCGCGAGGGCTTGGGCTGAGCACCGGACTGGCCAGAAGACGGGCTAAGGGAGGGCATTCGTGACCGCATTGGTGATGCTGCACCAATGAAAGGTGACCAAGAAACCAGCCTCGGGCTAAGGTGGCAGCATGGCCGGAAAGGAAGACCCGAAGCTCACTGCAGCCTTTGACGAGGTCATGGCGGGGCGCCTGAACAACAAGCAGGCCGCCGAGAAGTACGGCTGCAACGTGCGCAGCCTGATGAACAAGGTGCGGCGGGCCACGAAGTCCGGCCGTCATGTTCAGCCCCCCGCCCGCGGAGCCCAAGTGCTGGGCATGGACGGCAAGGCGGTCAGCACCGGCAATGGACGGGTAGCAGTCAAGTCCGAGAGCCTGGACGCCGTGACCAAGCGCCTCATCCGCCAGGCGGTAGAGCGGAACCTCCAGATCGCCGCCTACTCGGACCTCGAGGACAGCTCGGGCAACGTCTCGCTACACGCCCTTTCCGAGGCAGACCCCACCCGGGCCAAGGCCGCCGCGTTGGTGGTGGGCATTCTGACCGACAAGTGCCCCGGCATCCTCGGCATCGACAAGAACACGGACGGGGCTCGGGACATGCCCGACCTCACGACGGCGCAGGGCATCGCTGAGGCTGAGGCGATGTTTGAGCAGCTGCCGCCCGACATCAAGAAGGCGCTCGTCAAGATCGCCTGAACATCCCAGGAGCAACCATCATGAGACTGACCCCATCGTGCGCAAGGTGGTGAGGCGATGAGCGATACGCCGACGCTGGTATCGTTGACCCCTTCCGACGAGCAGCCATGCGAGCGCGTTGTCTCGGTGCTGCGTCAGGCCCTCAACCTCGCCGAGGCGGGACAACTGCGGGCGGTGGCGCTTGCTGGCGTGGTTCAGCATGGCCCGGCCGACCGTCGTGGCCACTACTCGTGGGCCGGGGCTGACGACGCCCAACTCAGGACGATGCTGGCCGGGCATCTCGCCGTAACTCAGGCCGAGGTCGTCGATCTGATCCGTGCCGACCTGGTAGACGTTGAGGACGAGTGAGCGCCAGCCTCGCCATGATGGCGGCCCTCGCGCTCGCTGAAAACCCGCTGTGGGTCTACCACAAGGCCAAGGCCGCCCCGTTTCAGCGGGACTTCCACGAGAGCCAGGCGCGTAAGCGGATCCTCCTCGCCGCCAACAAGGTCGGGAAGTCCTACAGCGGTGCTGCCGAGGCGTGGTGGTACTTGCAGGGCTGGCACCCCTACCGAACCGTGCCGCCCCGTGGCTCGCTGGGCTGGCTCTTGTGTCAGGACCACACCACCGGTTGGCCTTCGATCTCGCGCTGCCTGCGGGAGTTGGAGCCGAAGGGCGCCCTCTCGGACGAGTGCAAGTACGTCGAGGGTGTCGGGTATCTGTACCGCGGCAAGAAGATGCTCGTCACGGCGTGGGGCTCCATCCTGGAGTGCAAGTCCTGCAAGCAGGACCTCATGGCGCTGGAGGGTCCGCGCGTTCACTGGGCGTGGGTCGATGAGCCGCCCAAGAAAGGCCACTTCGACGCGCTACGAGCTCGTCTCACCTTCGACATGGGCGACCTGTGGATGACCCTCACGCCCGTCAACCGCCCCACCGAGTGGCTGCGCGACATTGTGGAGGGCGACGAGGAGGAGGGCAAGCCGCCGCTCGAGGACGACTGGCACGTCCAGCACGTAGAACTCAGCGTCCGCAACGCTCCCCACCGTAGCCCGTCCAGCATCGAGGCGCAGATCGCCGAGACGGACGAGTGGGAGCGCCCTCAGCGCATCTACGCCAAGTGGGAAGGCTTGGCGCAGGGTCGCCGGCTGTCCCGCTTCTCTCCTCGCCTGCTCATCGACGACGAGACGGTGGCCGGGCTGCCCATCAACAAGGGCGACCTCGTGCGGGTGGGCATCGACCACGGGCAGGGAGTCGGCAAGCAGGTTGTGAGCATCGTGGCCCGCATTGGTGGCCGGTTCTATCTGCTGTGGCAGTGGGCAGCGACGGAGGCGGGCGTGGGCGCAAAGGAGACAGCGCAGGCGGTGCTGGACGGGCTGGCCTCGTGGGACTGGACGATTCACCACGTTGACCGCATCTTCGGCGACATCAACACCGCGGGGCTCGGTGTTCGCGGCGCCATCCAGTTCAACCAGCTTGTGGAGTACGAGCTCGCCCAGCTGCTCGGCGTCTCTCAGTGCCCCAAGCGCGTCGAGAGCCCGCACAAGGGTGGCGGTAGTGTCCGGGCAGGGGAGAGCGCCATCAACGCGCTCATGGGCGAGGAGCGATGGCTGGTCCACGAGGAGTGTCTCCCCTTCATCCGCTCGGCTCGGTACTACACCGGGACCGAGGAGGACCTGAAAGACCCGCTCGACTCGGCCCGTTACGCGGTGCTGGACCTGCTGCTGGACCCGAGGCTGCTCACGCGGGACGAGATCCCGATGCTCGTGGTATGAGCCACCTGCTGACAACGAGTCAACAGGCTTGACGATATAGGTTACACTCCGCGCGTGAGCGACTTCCGCAAGCTACGCCCGAAGCCCGAGGACGAGGCTCTCCAGGAGATCTGGGAGCACGTCACCATGCGTGTCGCCGTCCTGACGGGCAACTGGTCCCAGTACGCAGACGAGCGCTTGGCCGACTTCTTCGCCCCCGAGGTGCTGGAGTTCCTGCCGCCCGCTGAGGTCTCGCACAATCCCGCGCTGACCATCAACCTGCAGCTGTCGACCCTCTACGACGACCCGCCGGTGGTCGAGGCTGAGGGAACGACCGACGAAGAGCTCGAGGTGCTGATGCCTCCTGAGCTGTGGGCGCAGTCGCAAGAGTTGCTCCAGTTGGTCGTGGGCACCAACGACGTGCTCGTCCTCACGGGCTTCACCGAAGGGCGGGGGCTGTGGCACAAGGTGGTGCCGCTCAACAGTATCGAGATGTCGCCCAACCCCCAGATGCCCGACCAGCCCAACTACGTCAGGCACCTCGAGGCGAGCATTCGTCCCAACACCAGTCCGCCGCTGAAGGAATGGACCTGGACGACCTACGACCTGCGCGACCCGGCCAACCCGGTGTTCAAGGTCGAGGTTGAGGGCGAGGGGCACAGCCCTGGCGATGCGCTGGAGGATGTCACCGAGATCTACGCCCCAGGGCTCGGCGGTCGCTACATCTACACCGATGCAGCCGGCGCTCCGATCTGGACGTGGACCGCGTACCACCGTCGGGTCAGCAACGCGCTCATGCGCCCATGGGCCGGCTCCGAGGTCTTCAACGGCACGCTCACCGGCGCAGCCCTCAAGACGTACTGGGTGGCCGGCGTTCGCGATGGGGCTCACCCGCAGCGCTGGACCTTGGATGCCGAGCCGGTGATGGCTGGCAACACGTCGATGACGGACGGGAAGGCCAAGGGTGTCAAGGTGGTTCGGATGAACCAGATGGGCGTGCTCCAGTGGCGGTCCGTCGGAACTGACAAGTCGGGCTCGCTGGGTCAGTTCGCCCCCGCCATGGACCCGAAAAGCGCAGGCGAGGCCATTGCCGCCTACTCGGCTGAGCTCGCGGTCTACGCTGGTGTCGCGCCGCAGGACATCTCCATCAGCGGCGGCTCCACGGGGATGAGCGGCTACGCCATCGCCCTGAGCAGGGACGGGCAGCGCAAGGCTCGCAAGGCGCTCGAGGTCCCCATGATGCGCGGCGACAAGATGCGCCTGGCCACGTCGGCCACGCTGCTCAACGCCCTCACGGGGACGAGCCTCCCCGAGGACCCGGAAGACTACCGCATCATCTACGCGGATCTCAACCTGAGCCTGGATGAGGTCAAGGCCTCGCTCGAGGAGGCCAAGGTGATGCGTGAGCAGGGCGTGCTGGGGCAGGTGGACCAGTTCCTGCGCTTCAACCCGGGCATGACCCGCGAAGAGGCGATCGCGCGCATCATCAAGAACGCTCAGGAAGAGGCGGAGATCCAGCGCCAGATCGCTGAGGCCGTCCCCGCCCTGCCCGTTGACGAGTCCCCCGGCGACGACGCCGAATCCCAGGAGTAACCCCCATGTCTGACGAGACCCCCAAGGTCCCCACGCCGCCTGCTGCTGCGCCCGCCGCTCAGCCTCCGGCCGCCCCCGCTGAGCCGAAGCTGCCTGCACACACGTCCGCTGCCGAGTTCGAGCCGACGCAGGCGCCCGAGGGCTGGAATCAGTCTGCTTGGGAGCGCTACCAGCGCACGCGCTTCGACCTCAAGCAGGCCAAGGCGCAGTTGTCGTCTTTCGGCGAGTTCAAGACCACGGCACAGCAGCAGATCGAGGCCGCCAAGCAGGCCGCGGCTGAGGCTGCCGCAAAGGCTGAGAAGGCAACCAGCGCTCTCCAGATGCAGGCCAAGCGTCACGCTCAGGACCTCGTGCTTCAGCGCGTGGGCGGCAACTTCGGCCACGCTTCGGTTCAGAACCTCGCCCGCTCCGAGTACGACCGGTACGCCCAGAGCACCTCGGAGCCCGAGGACTTCGGGACCTGGCTCAACAGCGAGGCCGTGCGCGCTGACCCCCTCCTCGGGGTCCACTTCCCCAAGGCGGCCGAGACCAACGACGAGCTCGAGGAAGAGACCGAGCAGCCGGCCGGTCAGGGCCTGCAGATCGTCGACCCCGCTACCGGCAAGGTCATCGGGACTCTCGGCCAGGGCGGTACGCTGCACACCGGCACGGCTCCTCCTCCGGGCAAGAGCGGCTCGAAGTGGACCAGCGCCAAGATCAACCGCTTCCGGGCGAAGGGTCAGTGGCGCGCAGGCCGCATCGGCGCGGACGGCAAGCCCACGGGCGGGTCGGCTGCGTGGCAGCAGTTCATGATCGACGGCGGCAAGGTCGAGGGCTGACAGCACGTCCCGATTGACGACACGTTGTCACTTGTGCTAAGCAGTCATCAAGACCCCGCGTCCCCGCGCGTGAAAAACCGGGTGTAGGTCAAGGCAACCAACCTTCCCTAACCCGGAGTTCATCGTGGCGAACGAAGTCACCCACGCACTGCTGCAGACCAACGGTGGTCAGATCAGCGCTGTCATGACGGACATGCTGATCGCTCAGCTGTTCGACCCCACCGACCTGCGTCAGTTGATGCGGTTCGACGACCTCGACGGCATCGTCGGGTCCGACACCGGCAACATCACCCAGGACGCTGTCCCCCAGCCCGCCGCCGCCGCTACCAGCGAGACGGTCGGTGGTCAGTCCAACACGGCCTACACGACCAGCCAGTACCAGCACACCTGGGCTCGCTACGTCCTGCAGTACGAGCTGACGGACCTCCTGGGCATCAACGGCGGCCCCGTCCAGATGCAGCAGGTGATCGACAACCTGAACCAGTCGATCGGCCTCACCCTGACCGACCTGCTGTGCGCGCTCTTCCCGGCGCTGGCCAACGATGTCGGCCCCGGCACGGGCAACGACCTCACCGTGGACGACATCTACAGCGCTCAGTTCCAGCTGAACAGCCAGAGCGTGCCCGGCGAGTTCGCCTGTGTCCTGCACCCCGTGCAGATCAACGACTTCCAGACCAGCCTCCGCAGCGAGACCGGTGCTCAGCAGTTCGTGCCCGCGACGGCTGACATGCTGGCGCTCCGTGGTCCCGGCTTCAAGGGCTCCTGGAACGGCATCAACTTCTTCCAGTCGGACAGCGTGACCCTGGTCAACTCGTCTGCCGACCGGTCTGGCGCGATGTTCGGCATGGGCTGCTTCGCCTACACGCTGCGCTCCTGGCGTCGCCTGCTGCAGGGTCAGCTGGCTCCGGCCGAGATCCTCGCGGACTTCGGCATCGGCTTCGTCGAGCGCGACCGTGACGCGACCAACGCCATGACCACCGCGATCCTCAACATGTACCCCTCGGTGGTCGAGGCTGAGGACCTGCGCGGCGTCGAGATCATCAGCGACGCGTGATTCGCTGACAGGGTGCTCGGGCTGTGATGGCTCGAGCACCTTGCCCCTCCCCTTCACGCACCCCAGGAGCAACCCCCCATGTCCAGCGTCACGCGGCTCACGCAGCCCAAGAAGCGCAACCGCGACAACACCCAGGCCACCGGCCTCCCGGTTGGCGGTCGCGCCAACCGCCCCGCGCACCCCTACGTCTACATCCACTACGCGCAGTCGTGGTCCTGGGTGGGTCTCTCGGACGAGAAGGGCACGCGCTACGGCTGGCTCCCTCGCCCCAAGCGCATCGTCGGCCAGCCCGGATGCAACGGCGTCACCGACCCCCACGGCGGCGAAGTGACGATCGAGAACATGATGCCCGCGCTCAACCGGCACACCGCCAAGGGCGCCAAGGTCATCCACCCGACGGACCCGCTCCTCGGGGACTACCTCTACTACGACGAGTTTTACGACACGCAGACCGGCGGCAAGTGGTTCATCGAGCCTGGCCAGGAGGCGGTGGTCCTGCCCACCAAGGAGATCCTCTGGAACAGCGACGACGTGATCCCCGCCGTCATGAACTTCCGCCGTCACCTGCGTGACTCGGGTCTCGCCCTCCCCTTCCTGCGGGAGTTCTACCTCAAGCAGATGGCCACCGAGCGCCAGAAGCTCAGCCGCCTCTACGAGGTCGCTGGCAAGAACCCCGGGCTTCAGCACCGCGTCGAGGCGCAGGAGGGGCGGATCGAGATGATGGAGGAGGACTACAAGGTCTACACCGGCATCCTCGCCGAGGAGACCGCCCCCGTCGTCCCCAAGCGCCGCGCCACTCGCCGCGCCAAGCCCGCACCCACGGAGACCACCGATGGCTGAGACCAAGCCCAAGCGCGCCCGCGCCCCCCGCAAGAGCCGGGCGAAGAAGGCCCCAGCCAAGAAGCCCGCCCCCGCTCCCGCTCCCGTCGTGGAGCCTGTGGTCGAGGCCGCTCCGGTCGTCGATGAGACGCCCGTCCAGGCTTCCGCTGATGTGGCTCCGCCCACCCGCCGAGAGCTCAAGGCTGCGATGGCTGAAGCCCGCGTGGTCATGCTCCGGGCCATGGATGCTGCGCTCGAGGCCGCCCGATCGGGCCGCTATGGTGATGCTGCCGAGCAGTTCGCTATGGCTGGTGTGGCCGCTGCCGATGCCCACGCTGCCAACTCGGAACTCAAGTGAGCACCACCGCCAAGAAGAGCGCCGCTGCTGCGCGCCGGGCCGCTGCCCTCGAGAAGGACAAGCAGGCCAAGATGAACGCCCTTTACGAGAAGCTGGGCGTTGCCCTGCGTCGAAAGGACCTCGCTGCTGCGTCCGCTCTCTTCACTGAGGGGGCTGCGCTGTGAGCATGTTCGAGACCGCCGAGGAGCGCGCTGACCGCCGTTTCCGCTCGGATGGCGGCTCGGACCCGTTCGCCCACATCGCCCTGCCTGATGGGCTGCGTGGCTCTCCTGACACGGTGGACATGCGCCACCTTCCCAGCGGGGGCGAGGTCCCTGGCATGCGGGCCACGATGGACCGCTTCACCAAGCAGCTCATCGACAACGGGAACGACCCCGCTACGTCTCGACGGATCGCGCGAGAGCAGGCGCACCGCATGGAGCGCCGCCTCGGACGACCCAAGAGGAGCTCTTGATGCGGCCCGCAGCGGCACGCCTCGCCGCTCCTGGGATGGTTCGCTGACGCGGGCCGCATCTTCTGAAATGGGCGAGAGCCCGGGAATAGGAGAACAGAAATGGCAAAGGTACAGAAGGGCAGCAACCCGTTCGTGATCGCCCGTCAGGTGCATCACAAGTACGGTGGCGAAGCCATCACGATGAGCGGGGCCCTGACCCTGACTCGTCAGGACGCGCAGGTCCTCACCCTGGACCCGGGCGGCGCCGCTCGGACCGTGACCCTTCCGAAGGAGGAGGGCAACGAGGGCATGTACTTCGAGATCCGCAACGCCGGCGAGGCTGGCGAGGATCTCACCATCAACAACGACGCGGCTTCTGCGGTCGTGGTCATCCCCGGCGGCGGCTGGGCCAAGGTCCAGGTCAGTGCGGCCAGCGCATGGCAGATCGCCGGTCAGGGCGTTGGCCCCTCGGCCTCGGGCGTGCAGGCCCTGCCCTTCACCTCGCGCCCCCAGGGCTACAACGGCCTGAGCCCGCGCTTCGAGCTCAAGTGGATCGCTGGTGCCGAGGGTCTCCCGGACCTGAACGCGACCGCCGCGTCTGACCTCATCGATCCCCGCTTCGAGATCCTGGGCACCAACGCCAGCGCCGACGACGTGACCTACTACGCCGAGGGCGGCATCAAGCTCGAGACGGACGGCGCCGACGGTGACGAGGTCATCGTGCTCCCCCACCTGGACGCCGGCCAGTCTGTCTGGACCGAGGTCACCTGGGGCACGGACAAGAGCGTCGTGTGGGAGGCCCACATCAAGACGGGCTCCAACATCACCAACGCCATCATCTGGGCCGGTCTCAAGCTGACCAACACCGAGGTGAAGGCCACGGACGACGATCAGGTGTACTTCCGCTACGAGGACGACGTGGCCTCCGGCAACTGGGAGGTCGTGGACTCCATCGGCGGCACCGACACCAGCACCGACACCAGCGTGGCTGGCGCGGTCGACACCGAGATCTACCTCAAGATCATCATCGGGAGCGACCGGGTGGCCAAGTGCTACCTCAACAACACGCTGGTGCGGACGACCTCGGCCCTTACCGATGCTACCGACTTCATCCCCTACATCGGCGTCGCCGCTGACGGGGCTGCGGCTGCCAAGCACATCTACGTCTTCGGCCAGGCGATCTCTCGGGTCATCGGCTGATGAGCCACGCCTGCGAGCGCCTGGTGCATGCGGACATGCCGCGCACCGGGACCGTCTACACGAGCAAGGTGATCCTCCGAAAGGGTCGCCTGCCGCGTGCGGTCATGCGTTTGCAGGACGGCTCGGCTCGACACCTCCCGGCCTGGTGGCTTCGGCTGCACGGCTGGGGGGAGTCGCGCCTCATCGTGGCGACGGTGAGAGACCCCTACACCTGGCTGCCGTCCTGGTACGCCTGGTGTGTACGCAACGAGCCCGAGGCGCTCGCTCGCATCGGCCGAGGCTCCATGGCCTGGGCGGACGTGCTCGAGGGCGCCCTGGAGCCTCACGAGGGCTGGGGAGACTTCCCCCTGCTCATCGGCACGCGACCCAGTGAGATCGGTGCCGAGTGGGCCCCTGACGCTGCCGAGGGCGGCATCTGGTCCTGGGCCACCCGCTACTACACCCAGAACGCCCTTGGCGACTGGGAGGCTGACGTGCTCATCGGTGAGGACATCGCTGCTGACCTGGCCCGCCTGGGCCTCGTGGACGACCTGCCCCCGAAGCACGTCACCCGCAAGTCCGACCTGCCGACCCTGACCGCTGCTCAGCGCGCCCGCATCGCCGAGGTCGAGGGCCCGCTGTGGGAGCAGGTCCAACTCAAGATGAGCAACCGGAGGGCTGCCTGATGGCCATCGTGCATCGCTACCAGCTCCCCAGGCTCATCGAGATCGGCGTTGCGGAGTCGCTGGATCTCATCGTCACGGACGAGGACGGGACGGCACTCACGCCCGACGCTGGCGCTACGGTCACCATCTACGACGGCGCCGAGAAGCTTGTCACGGCCGGTGACGTGACCGAGGGGTCTACCAGCACCTACACGCTCGCAGCGGCGACCACGACCAGCCGCAGCCCCTCAGACGGCTACATTGAGGTCTGGTCTGCCACGGTCGACAGCACCGCGCAGATCTTCCAGCGCGAGGGCTACATCGTCCGGCGGGCCTACCACCCGACCATCACCGACACGGACCTGACCGACCGGCACACGGAGCTGTCCAACATCCGCACCAAGCGCGGGATCGACAGCTTCGCCAAGTACCGCAACGAGGCCAACGTCGAGGTCCAGATGGCCCTGCTGAATCAGGGGCGCCGGCCTTGGCTGATCTTCGACCGCAGCGCAGCGCGGCGGGCCCACCTCTTCATGTCCCTGCACCTCATCTTCATGGACGAGAGCAGCGTCATCGGAGACGGCCGCTATCGTGAGCTCGCAGCGACCTACCTCGAGCGGTACAGGTACACGATCGAGAACATGAACTTCCGCTATGACTCGGACGAGACGGGCACCATCTCCGAGGCGAGCCGCGAGAGCGCTGGGACCAACCTCATCATCACGGCTGGCCCGCGTAGGCGGTGGCGATGAGCGGCTACCTGCTGAGCGATACGCTGGCCGAATACGAGACCGTGCTCGAGGGCGCGGACCTGGGCCTGAAGGTCATCGACCGTATCGGGCCCATCACGACCCACACGCCCAACACGCTGGCCAACAAGGGCGTACTCGTCCGGTCGGACACGACCAACAACCGGGACCAGTACCGAGACCGGCACCTGGCCCGGGTCCTGGACGACATCACGGTGGAGTTCCTTTACCAGATCGTCGCCACTAAGCAGAAGGCATGCCGCGCCGAGGCCATGCTTCTGGAGGAGCAGATCCGTAAGCTTCTCACCTCGCGGGCCCCCCAGCTTGCGAGCCACACCACCTTTCGGGGAGCATCACGAGGGCTGCATCCGCTGGATGCGTCTTGGTGGTTCTGCTCGATGACCTTCACCACGTCCAGGGACGCAGCCCTGGGAGGAGCCTGAGATGCTCCTACTGATGACGGTCCTCGTTGGCGTGAGTCATGAGTTCGGCCCGCAGGGCTCGGGCTCGTTCAACGGCCTCGTCCTCGGTGGCGAAGACGCCGCCGTAGTGCGAAACACCATTGACCATCACGTCCACTTGGTAGGGCCGTCGTCCGCCACGGGACCTGCGCGAGACTCCGCGTGCGCGCTCACGACCAGGCCGGGCGACGTTCTGGGCATTCTCGGCCGGGGTGACGGCGCGCAAGTTGCTGCGACGGTTGTTGAGGCGGTCGCCGTCGATGTGGTCGCAGTACAGGGCACTGTCCTCGATGCCAAGAAGGATGCGCCCCAACTGGACATCGCCCACTCGTGCGTACCCGTTGCCATCGCGGTGGATTCGTCCCAGCGCACGGACCCGGCCAAGGTCGGCGAGGTCGATGACGCAGATCGCCACCGGCATTCCGTGACGGTTGGTCAGGCTCAACTCCACCGATGCGCAGTCGGCCCCGACAACGGTATTGGTCCCACTGTCCCGCAGGGGACGCATGACCTGCCCTCGCCTATGCTGCACGTAGTGGCCCTGACACAGGCCCTTGCAGGTGGCGCCAAGGCCACACCCAGGGAAGGTGCATACCTTCCCGACGTTCGGCCTGTACGGCTTGAGCGGCTTGAGATCCTTGCCCTGCCACTGCTGCTTGTAGTGACTGCGGCACAGCCCCTTTGTGGACGCAGCGCGCCCGCATCCCTTGAAGCTACAGAAGTTCTGACCCATGCCTAAGTGTAACACGGCGGCGAGCATCGCACAGCTTGTGCGGGAGGTGTACCATTAGTGAGTCTACCATTGTAAGGACCAAGCGCGACATCCAGGTGGCCTACACCGACGGTGTCAACACCTACACCGTGGCCTACGAGCCGGGTGACTTCAACCTGGACATCCCCAAGGCCTCGGTCAACCTCTTCCTGGACCGGGGCGTCATCGGCTCCACGCCGAGCATCCGTCTGGGCGATGAGGCCCCGATGACGTTCAGCCACACCGCCTACGAGCGGGACTGGCTGAGCGCCGCGGGTCACGCCACGCTCCTGGACCTGGCGGTCATCTTCTCCAGCAAGTACGTCGCCAGCAACTGGACCAGCACCATCGGCACCAGCAGCGACGCGACGACCTGGAGCGTCAACCTGACCCAGGAGGGCAGCGACTTCGGCGAGAGCGACATCACGCTGCAGCTGCCCTACTCGACGATCCGGGCCAGCCGGGCCGATGGCGACCCCAACACCACGTCCATCTCGGGAACCAGCCACGCGCTGATCCCGACCGTGCTGTAGGGGGACGACATGGCTTCGACGATGAAGGCCACGGTTCAGTTCTCGATCCGTGGCGCCGAGGTGGTCAGCGATGGTCCCCTCAAGGGCGTGAACCGGCGAGAGCTCGAGCTCTTCCTGGACATGGCCAACGGCACGTCCGATGGAGAGTGCGACCTCGTGTACTCCGACCAGAAGACGGGCATCGGCGCGAGCGTGACCACGGTCTACGACCTCGACACCAGCCTGGCCGACCTGAGCGGTGGCGCTCTCGACTTCGCGGAGGTGGTCCTGATCGCCATCCGCAACCGATCCAGCACCGCCGCGAACTACCTGCTGATCGGCCCCGACGCTACCAACGGCTTCGGCGTGGTGGCGAGCAACAAGGGCTTCTGGGCGGATGCGTCCGACCGCAACGTGGTCCCGGCTGACTTCAACAGTCAGGACGGGGATGGCTCCTGGGTCATCCTGCACAGCCGAGGCGGCGTCCCGGTGGCCGCTGGGTCCACGGACGAGCTCGCGGTCATCACCCAGGGTGGCACCAGTAGCAACACCTGGGACCTGCTGATCATCGGCCGCTCGGCTTAGCCGCTGCTCTCCCGAGAGAGAAGGCCCGCCCTAATCGGCGGGCTCTTCTGCTCTGGCCATACGCTCACTCCTCCCTCAACGGTCGAGCCAGCCACGCTGACCGGCTCACCTTGCCACGTTGCCGGTCCAACTCCACCGCCTGCGCCTTGGTCAGGCGGACAGTGACGCGGACGGTCTGAAGGTCCTCGGTGGCCTTGGGAGGGCGGCCTCGCTTGGGTGTCATGTCAGGCCCAGGAGATGTAGGGCGCAGCGTAGCCGTGCATCTCCAGTGACCATGCTCCTGCAATGGCGCCTGTTTCTGGTTCGATGAGATCGCCAGCCGCACACTCGTCCTCCGTGCTTGTGAGGACGACGGCGAAGCGCCCGCCAGTGTAGGAATCGACGGCCTCGATGATGTCGGCGATGCTGAGCATGTTGTCTCCCGGGTTGATGCCTACTTATACGGCGCCACCTAATCCACGTCCACAACTATTATCCGGTGTCGTGCAATTAGTTGAGGAGCCAACACCCGCGCCAATTCCTCGACACGTCGGTTACACTGGCCCCACATCCCAGGAGAGTTTCGCTATGCAGGCGTCCTACTCCGAGACATCGCTGGTCTCGGCCCTGCCCGTTGAGGCAGAACCCCACGCAACCGAGATTCACGCCATCGAGGCCGAGCTGGACCGCATCTGGCCCGGCTACGACCGGCTGCCCAACGTGGTCAAGACCCCCCACGGTCCGGCACACCTTCCCGGGTACAAGCTCAAGGGCCGCCCGTTCACCGTGGGCGGAATGCCGGCTGCCCCGTACACCCTGAGCCACGTCAAGCGGTTGAAGTGGCTGCTCAAGCGGCACAGCCTGCTCATGCGCGGGATGGACTACGGCGTCGTCGTGTCCTCGGGTGCTGGTCGGCAGGAAGGCAAGTGCTTCGCGCACCCCATCGAATCGGCCCCCGAGCATCACCCCGAACCGCCTCCGCGGGTGTCTCCCGTGGCGCTCCCTGCTGCCCCTGGACCGGTCGCCCCTGTCCTCTCGGCTCCTCGCCTGGCCTTGGAGGTTGGGCGCAGCCTGGAGGTCGTGGAGGCTGCGCTGGAGGCCATGCCCAAGGGTGCTGACGCTCGCGAGTGGGTCGAGCAGTGGGGGCGAGGATGAAGCCCCGTGACAACTACCGCGAGATCCCGCCCAACTCCCAGCGCTACTGGACCGTGGACCTGCAGGAGCCCAAGGGCCTGCACGGCTTCCGCTTCCCCGGCTGGGCCATGGCGGACAAGGTGCAGCGGCTCACGTCACAGGCGTTGCTGGAGTGCGAGGCCGAGGGTGCTGCCCAGCTTCGTCAGCTGTCCCCGTGGATGGGGCTGGTCCTCGGCTCGTGCTGGTGGCACCGGGGCTTTGACCTCGTGACCGAGCACCCGGGCTGGCGTGCCGACGACAACGCCTTGCTGGAGTACGGCGAGCAGGTCGCAGACGAGCTGATGGAGCACGACTACCGGCTCCTCGAGGTGTCCGCGCTGTACACCGCGTGCGGGGCGGCGATGCGTGACCGCCTCAACGTCGTGGCCCGAGCTCGGGAGCGTGCGGATTTCTCCGCTTCGGGCGAAGCCGCTCCCCCCGAAAGCAGCCAGGCGCCCAGCGCCGAAGAGCGGACGACCGGTCAGGGTGGCTCGACTACATCGCCACGGACCTCGGCATGATGATGGGTCACCCCTCCGCGCTTCTGGACATGCACCTGGACGACCAGGTGGAGGCGCTTGCCTGGGCCTTCGCGCGTAGCGAAGACGAGAGCCTGGGGGCCGTCTCTCAGCACCCCTCGACGAAGCGGGACGCTATCTCCCTGCACAACGCCGTCCACGCCAAGAAGAAGCCGGAGACGGATGAGGCGGCGATGGCTGGCGTGCAGACCTGGATGGACACATGACCTCGATCCCGCTGGAGTGCGTCCACTGCCTGCGCAGGGGTGAAGCCCTCGTGGACATCGACAAGATGGACATCACCAAGCCCGAGGAGGCGCTTGCCGGCGCCATGCCTCGTGGGTGGTCGCTGGTCACGGTGTCCAGTCCCGTGGGCGCTCGGGTCAAGGTGGCGTGTCCCTCGTGCAGCGTGGGGGTTCACTGAGTGGGCATCCGCGTACCGATCCGGCTGCGGTCCGTTGAGGACTACATCGTGCAGGCTCATGGCTCGTTTCGGCAGCTCACGCTGGCCGAGCGGCAGGTCCTGCGTCGGTGGGCGGATCACATCGTGGACCTCATCCAGGCCAACTGGCCGGTAGACACGGGGCTGAGCCGAGACGGCTACTTCGCCACCATTCAGGCCAGCCGCAGGCCGCTCCAGATCATCATCCAGGACGACGTGGGCTATGTGCAGTGGGTGCGTCGCAAGGGGGAGAAGCAGGCGGGCCTTGACTTCCTTTGGCGTCGCCTCATCCCCCAGATCATCCGGCAGGTCTCCCCAGCCCTGCTCGCCGACATGAAGACCGCCATCGACAAGACGGAGGCCGAGTTGAAGCGCCAGCAGCAGGGCCCCGGCGTTCAGGGCTTCCTGCGCCTGTTTGGGGTGACCAATGGCTGACGTGAAGATCACCACCACCACGCCCAGCACCAAGACGCTCGGTCGCAGGCTGTCTCAGGCTGAGCGGGCTGTGCTCAAGAAGTGGGCGAGGCGCTTCCGTGAGGGCTTTCAGAACCCGTGGGTGGGCTGGAAGTACGAGGGCCGACCGGCTGACGCCCCTCGGCTGGTCTCCTACGATGCGTGGACGGAGCGCATCGACAGCACGATGAGAGGCCCGCGCATCACCATCCTCAACGAGGCGCGAGGCTGGCGCAGCGGCAAGCCCTACGTGGGCTACGTCCGCAGGAGCAAGAACTCCCCGCGCGAGGTGCAGCGCCTCACCGACCATGTGAACAGGCAGCTGCTTCCTCAGTTCGTCGCGGAGTTGACCCGCGAGATCATGAACGGCCTGACCAAGCCTGGCCCCAGTCGGCCGATCCGAGACGGCGACACCGGCACCGAGACGCTGGACCTGGAGATCTGATGGCCGACCAAGAAGTAAAGATCAGCTACACCGCGGACACCACCGACCTTGAGAAGGGTGTAGAGCGCGCCCAGAAGGCCACTGCGGATCTCGGCAAGTCCTCGCGCGAGACTGCGAAGGAACTCGACAAGCAGGAGAAGGAGACCCGGGACGTAGCGAAGGAGTCCAAGGCTGCGGCTGACGCCATGAAGAAGACGGCGGCGGCAGGCTCGGCGCTGGCTGCTGCTGTGGCTGTGGCTGCCAAGGCGACGTTTGAGCTGGCCAACGCTGCCAGCGTCATGGTCGACGACATGAACATCCTGAGCCGAAGGGTGGGCCTCTCCCAGGAGACGCTGCTTGCTCTCGGTGATGCGGCCAGCCGTGGCGGCTCGGGCCTCGAGCAGATGGAAGCCGGGCTCGCTGCCTTCGTGCTGCGGGCGGGTGAGGCTCATCGTCTGGGCGGCGCTTCGGCCAAGGTCTTCGAGGACTTCGGGATCTCCATCGAGGACAGCAGCGGCAACCTGCGCGACATGGACGCCATCCTCGCGGACACGCTCGACGCTATCGGCAACCTGGACAGCGAGACGGAGCAGGCGGCGGCGGCGGCGGCGCTGTTCGGAGCTCGCGGTTCTGAGATCGCGGCGGCGCTGGGCAACAGCAGCGAAGCCCTCACCGAGGGACGCATTCGTACCGCGGAACTCTCGGCCGCCTTCGACAACGCCCAGGGCGCCTCTGCCGAGATGGACCTGGCGATGCAGGACCTCAAGATCGCTACGGACCAGGCAACACTCGCCTTCGGTGCAGGCCTAACGCCCGAGGTGGCTGAGACAATCAGCCTGATGTCTCAGCTCATTGTGACGCTGGCTGAGGCCTCCAAGGAGGTGACGGGTATCACCAAGGCGTTCGGCCAGTTCACCGGCCTGGGCCAGATCGAGGAAGCCCGCAAGGCGGCGGTCACCCTGGCTTCGGCGCTGGAAGATGACGCGGACGCCATGGCTGGATTCGCAGCCGAGATCGATGCCGCTGGCGATGAGTTGGACACGCTGTCCGAGGTTGCCGAGGGGGTCAAGGCCGTCAGAAAGGAGTTCAAGAAGGCCGACGCTGAGAAGGCCATCCGCGAGCAGGAAAAGGCCCTCAAGGACCAGGCGGCAGCCGCTGAGAAACTCCAGGACATCATCGACAAGACCAGCGACCCGCACAAGCAGATCGTGCAGGAGTTGGAGAAGCAGCTCGAGCTCATCGACGAACTCGAGGCGAGGACCGGCGACGTTCAGCAGGCCGACGCCGCCCGCGCTGCGGCCCTGCGGCAGTTCACCGAGGAGCAGGCTGCCCTTGAGGCCAAGGCGGCCGAGGAGAGCGAGAAGGCCGCCCAGGAAGAGCTCGACCGGATGCTCGAGGACCTCAAGCTCATCCGTGAGGCCAACCAGGCCAACATCGACGCCCGTCGAGAGGCCGAGATGCTGGCTCAGGAGGAGGCTGCACAGCGGAACGCGGACTTCCAGACGGCGACCATCTCGGCAGCGCAGGACACGCTGGCGGCGATCTCCATGCTGGCGCAGGCCGCCCAGGACGAGCGCCTCGCCAACGCTGAGGCCTTGCAGATGGAGCTCGACCGGCTCGCTGAAGAGGGCATGTCTCAGTTCCGCGCGGACATCAATGAGCGCACGGATCTCAGTCGCGAGGAGAAGAAGCAGGCCATCAAGGCTGAGCGGGAGCGACTGAGCGAGGAGAAGAAGGTGCTCCGCGAGCGCATCAAGGCTGAGAAGAAGGCCGCGCGTGAGGCCTTCATCGCCAACAAGATCGCCGCCCTCCTCCAGATCACGGTCAACACGGCGGTGGCCATCACGCAGGCCGTCGCTCAGTTGGGCCCGATTGCTGGCGCTATCGCTGGCGTCGGTATCGGCATCCTCGGCGCCGTACAGGCGGGCATCGTGGCCCGTCAGCAGCCCACGTTTCACCAGGGCGGCATCGTGACCGCTGACCTGCTGCCAGGCGAGGCGGTGCTGGATCGGTCGACCACGGAGCGGCTGGGCGCCGAGGGCATCCGAGACCTTCAGGCCGGGGGCGATGGTGGGGGAGGCTCCTCGAGCAGGGTCTCCTTGCAGATCGGCCGTCTTGAGGCCCGCGAGATCATCCGAACCGACCTGCGTAGTGGGGGCCAGATCGTCGCCACCGTGCGTGCAAACCGGCAAGGCGGCCCCGAAGTGGGCATGTCTGGCCTCGGAGTGCTTTCCTGATGGCCACCATCTTCCTCCGTCCTGACCACCTCCACGTTCCGGCCAACGTGCTGAGCTCCACGTCCGAGGCTGGCCTGACCACCCAGCCGGCCACCCCGGCCACCGCCAACAAGGGTGTGCTTCGGCTCCGTCCTGCGGGCGAGCCCCTGGCTGCGGTGGATGCTGACATCCTGCTTCAGTCGGGAGGCAACCCCACGGGCCCGAGCGTCTCCCACCCTGCGGGGTCTGGGGCCGCCCAGCTGTGGAAGAACACCTCGGATGCCTCCACGGAGTACCGAGGGTTCACCGACACGCCCGTCCTGGCCCGTGTCACCAGCCCCGTCTCCGCTTACGTGGCGAACCGTCGGACGTGCTCGGTCCCCCGCCAGCTCTCCGACGGGAGCTTAGGCTTCCTCATCCAGGGAACCGGCTCGGTCTGCAAGTTCAACCGCATCGACAACGCGGGTGTCCTGACGGAGACCACGACGGGTGCCTCGTCTGACTTTCTCCGCGACCAGTACGGGCTGGCCGTCCTGGCGACGGGTCGGCTGATCGCCCTCGTGGCAGGGAACATCGGCCACCAGTGGGACACCTGGTACTCGGATGACCTGGGAGTCACCTGGGCCCTCCTCTCCACTAACGCCCTGGTGGGTGACACTTCCTACGGGCACAACAACGCCTCCCTCGAGGTGGTGGGCGATGTCCTCGTGGCGGTGATCGACCACCACGGGACCGGAGACAAGCTTGAGGTCTGGACCTCCTACGATGGTGGAGTCAACTTCGTTTTGACGGGGACCCACGCAACGAAGACGGGGCCCAACCCCCAGACCTGCGTGACGAAGACCGGAAGGGTCCTGATGGTCACCAAGGGCACCGTCAACGCCGAGGTCACGGAGATCATCCCGGGCGGTGGGTTCGGTGAGACGGTCCAGGGCCAGGTCGGGGACTACGACGGCATCCAGGCCATCTGCTGCCGGGACGATGGGACCATCTTCGTCTGGGGCTTCAACACGACGGCATCGAATGCGGCCAACATGGAGATCGCTGTCTCCGTGGACGATGGCGCCACCTTCACGCTCATCGACTCGGATGCCGTGTTTGACCTCGGCGACACTCCCACCGCCAACGCGTTCGCCTCCATGGTCGTGGGTTCGTGGCACGAGCAGTGCGTCATGCTGGTCACCACCCAGGCTGACACGGGCTCCGACCACAACGTCCTGGCCCTGATCTTCGGCGAGTACGACAACACCAGTGAGGTCGTCCGCTCGGATGCCAAGCCCTACGGCCACACCTACGTTCCCGTCGACTATCCTGACGCCCTCGGCTGGACCGCTGCAACGCTCGGAGCCGGCGCTACGATCACGAACCAGCAGACGCTCCGGCTGATCGGAACAGCGGCGGACAACACCCTCTACAGCGCGCCGGCAACCTTCTGGAACCCTTCGGCCGGAGATTCACGTCGTCTCCGCTTCCGTCTTCGGGTGAACACGGGCGGCAGCAAGACCCTCCACTGCTCCAAGCTGAAGTTCGCCATCACGGATGGAGTGAACCAGCAGTTCGTCCAGTGCAAGTTCGACACCACCGGCTTCGAGGTGACGGATGGGCCTGGGAACTCCCTGGGTTCTGTCTCCCTGACGATGACGGAATGGACGGACATCAAGATCGCCTTCCAGCATGACTCCACCGCTGGCCAGGGCCAGATCAGTCTTTGGACCAAGCAAGACGCCGACCAACTTTGGACCAATCAGATCAATGGTGCCACCGTGGTCGAGGACGTGGGCGCGTCGAACATTCTCGCCTTTGGGGGCGAGGCCGGCTCGTACGCGGTCAATTGGCAGATCCTTCTGCTCGAGACCAGCGACAACGATACTGGCATGGCTTCAGGGTTCACCAACCCGGGTGACCTGACGGGTCGGCCTCTCCAGGCGGCACACCCCATGTACCTGACGGACGGCCTGCTCCTTGCTGGGATGAACGGTGCAGGGATGCCGGGAGACAGCTACACGCTCCAGACGGCCTACAGCTACGACAAGCGGAACCTCTGGCGCGAGTTCCGGCCCTCTCGCCAGCTCCGATCCACGTCGGATGGAACCGCCTTGAGGGTGGTCTTCGACGCAGGAGTGAACAACGTTTTCACTGCCAAGCACGTCGCCATGTTCGGCACCAACGCTCGCACCATCACGTTCGAGATGAACGCCACCGACTCATGGGGCGCACCGTCCGTCTCTCAGGCGATGACCACCCAGATCGCCACGGGGACCACCAGCACGGGCAACCGAGGGCCGGGCTTCATCGGCCCCTCGTCTGGGACGTGGATCCCGGGTCAGTTCAGGTCGGACGGGGACGCCCACCGCTACTTCATCACCGTGGCTGACGACACATACGAGATCACGGACAACGACCAGCAGACGATCTACGTCGAGGGGGTCGACTTCAGCGGAGTCCCTGCCTCCACCTTCTACATCTTCAGCGACAGGGCTGGCGCGGTCATGGGCCTCACCCAGCGCTACCGCTACGCGAGCATCCTCATCCCTGCCCAGGACACGGCTGACGGAGACCTGCGGATCGGAACCCCTATCTGGGGAGAAGGCCACGAGCCCGACATCGCGTACAGCCACAACTTCTCGGACCGGACGGCGCCAAACGTCTCTCTTGAGGAGAGCACGGCGGGCTATCGCTTCTCTTCCCGCACTGGTCCTCGTCGCTACCAGGTCCTGATCCAGTGGGACCCGATCAATGCGATGCACTCCGGGCACGGGCAGCAGGGAGCAAAGATCGCGGCCTTCTACGCGGCCATCGAGGGGTCGAAGACTCCGATCGCCTTTTGGCGAGACACCTCGGATATCGACACCCTGAGGCTCGTCCGGGTCGAGGGGACCCTTTCCCGACCCAACCAGCGCGGTGAGCTCAGCACCGGGCTGGCCCGTATTGACCAACTCATCCTGAGCGAGGAGCTCTGACCGTGGCTGGCACCCCACTGGTATGGCTGCTCACCGTCAGCCTCCCTGATGGGACGGTGATCCGGGCGGCCACGCGTCCCACGACCCTGACCAGCGCATCGGGGCAGGTCTATGCCTTCGACGCCATCCTCACCTCGGACCCGGTCTATGGCGAGGAGGTGGACCTGTTTTCCTTGGACTCCTCAGCCAGTTTTCAGCAGGCCCAGGTATCGGTCCTGACCTCCGAAGACCTTGCTGTGAAGGCGGCAGACTGGCGCGCGGTAGCATCAGGAAAGGGCGAGCTTGCCATCATGATGGGGGACACAACGGGCTACGAACAGCGGCGCATCCTGCTGGCTGATGGGCGCATCCAGAACCTCCAGATGGGCAAGGTGGGCGAACTCACCGTGCTGGTGCTCGAGGGGCTCGGCAGTGTGGCGGGTGCCAATGTAGGCGGCGATACCATCGACATGGGCGATGTCTGGGCCGACCCGCTGACAGATACCGTGGCCGGCGCGATCTCCAGCCTTGTGGGGCGTAAGCGGGTGTTCGTCTACGGGGACGCCAAGCGGGTCCCTGCCTACAAGGTAGGCGCCGTGTCTGGCTCAGACCGCTTGGTGCTGTGCGGCCACCTCCTGCCAGACCTTGGCTCGATCTCAGTCTACGAGGACGATGGTGGGCCCGTGGTCGCCAACCCGTTTACGGACAGCAACACGGGCGGATCCTACTCCTACGTCTCGTCAGGAACCGTCTACAGGGCCGCGAACGGCGGCTACACCTGGGACGCTACTCGCGGCGGTACGAGGGCTTACAACGACTTCTCCAAGCCTGCACTTAGGGCCTCGGGTGTTCTTGCCCGCCTCCTTCAGGACTCTGGGGAGAAGGTGGATTGGGATGCCATGCAGCCCACCCTCAAGCGCCTGGACCGTTTTCAGTGCGGGTTCTGGGTTGACGAAGAGGTCGGGGCGCTGGATCTCATTCGCCAGCGGCTGGCACCGGTCTTCCCGATTGTGGAGGTCATGGGCTCTGAGGGGCTGTACTTCGCCTACAGCGATCCTCATGTTCGAGAGCCTGAATGCACCCTGACCGAGGGGCAGGAACTGCACCGAGTTGGGCCGATGACCTTTTCGGACGCGGACGCCACCTACACGAGCTTCTCTCTCCTCTACGACTACAACATGCAATCGGGAGCGTATGATGGTTCGGCCACCATCGATCACACGAACGATGCCCTTTGCCTGCTGGCCTATCAACTCGGGGGCAACAAGGTCAGGGCAGAAAAGCCGCTGAAGACGACGGCCGTACATGACTCAGGTACAGCCTACGGGCTGCTTCGCGCTCGAGCATCCAGGCTCGCACTTCAGCGCCGACAGTTGACCTTCTACGCTGTGCCTGATGTCTTGCCGCTGCTCAGGGCCGGGATGGTCTTCCTTCTGAATACCGATACATGGGGCATCTCGGACCACAAGGCAGTGATCCGGTCCATCCAGTATGGAGAGGCAGCGGCAACGGTGGCTGTCGACCTGATCGACAGGACGCCTAACTCTCGCCGCTGACCCTCAGCCAGCGCTGAGCCAAGTGACCTCGACGGTCTCTTCGCTGAGACACTCCACCTCAACCACGCCGGGCGCTGAGAGGGTCCAGCGGGAATGGTTCGTCAGGCACCCGTCTCGACACACGCGCACCTGAGTAGCCCAGACATCATCCGCGCCGAGGTCGATCTCGATGCTGTCGTGCTGCGGTCCACAAGTCGCCTTCTCGCGGTAGCCGTAGACCTCGACGGCGGGGGTGAGGTTGTCGTCGGCGATGGACTCGCGACAGCCCGTAAGGCTTGACAAAAGCGCGATCAACATGGTGGCTCCTGGACGGCGTATCAGCACGCCTGCTCATAGGTTATCCTCTCATCGTCTCAGCGCTGCCCTACTTGAGGAGTTTCCATGGCCACCAACACGGACCTGTTCGACGCCACCAAGCTTTGGGCCACGGCGGTCGACACCAGCGTCGGCACCACCTGGCAGGAGTTCAAGCTCAACACGCTCATCAAGTCCAGGCGGGTGACCGTCAAGGCGGATGGCGCCATCTACTACGCCTCCAGCGAGGATGGCGCGGCGGATGGTGGCGCCGTCGGGGCGGTCCGCTCCTCCTGGACTGCCGCCCAGGTCACCAACGGCATCGAGGTCGATCTCTACCCGGATCCGGCCAAGCGAATCACCAGCGTGTTCGTGGCGGCTCAGGCGGGCACGGTGTCCGTCGAACTGGTCCAGGAGTAGGCCATGCGCCAGAAGGTTCAGCCCAGTGGCGGTGGCCCGATTGCTCATGCGGGCTCGGATCAGATCGCGTCGACCCTCGGGCTGGTCACGCTCGATGGCTCCTCGTCTTCTGGCTACTCGACAATCGCGTGGACGCTCTCGCGCCTCAACAGCGACGGCACGACGACGGACAGCACCGACCTGCTGAGCAACGCAACCGTTGCTGGCCCGACCTTTACGCCGGTGGTGGCTGGCGTGACCTACGTGGCGACCATCACGCTGGACGCAGACTCCGATGCGGTGGACTCGGTAGCCATCAAGATCCCGCCAGCGCTGACGCTCGACCTCACCGGGGCCACCGAGAGCAACACCGGCCAGAAGGGCGGGAACACCTCGCTGGGCACCACCAACCGGATCGAGGTGGCGGCTGTCCATGGTCGGCCCGATAGCGGCGTGGACGCCTACGCGGCCACCAAGCAGCTCACCGACAAGCCCGCGGGCGCGGTGGGCATCCGCGTCTCGATGACGTGCTCGACACCGGACGCGGCGGCGGCGATCGGTGGCAACGCCGGGCTCTACCTGCTGGTGTCCAACACGGCGGCGCTGATGGCCTCTCGTGGCTACTTCGCCGGCTGGTACTGGACCAACACGGGCACGATGTACAAGGCCGGCAAGGCAGCGCGCGTGGGCGCTGCGGCAACCCAGGGCGGCAACCTGGACGCCCAGGCCGACGT